ATGATAAATCGAATAATGTAAAAATTCTAATATAAGCATTTATATCATTTGACTCAGAATATTTTTTCCAATATTTTTGAGCTCGTTGAATTAAATCAGGATATGATTTTGCATTAATATCACCCGGATCTCCAATATAATCATCTAATGATTGAAATCCTAGTTGTGCAATAATATCCTCATCTACCATTGTTTGTGGAGAAAAATAAACTCCTAATTTTGCACTATCTAATGGTGCTTTGTCAAATTGACTTCGTTCGGCTCTTGTTTTAATATCTAATGTGCCAATTAAATCATTATTTTCAAGTCGTACTTTATTATCGTCATATGTCCCAGCACCTAACGAAATTCCATCGTAATAATATGTTTCTTCAATTGAATCATATGGTGTGTCATTTGTCCAACTAGCAAACGAAGCAGATATTCCGGAATTATTAGGTTCAACTCCTATTAAACTAGACGTTACAGCATGATCTATTTTTTGTGTTAACGGCAATCTAAATACTAGTTCATCATATGCAGATATATTACCATCATATGCTCCTGGAGCTTTTACATGATTATCAAAAGCAGAATCTTGTAAACTACTAGTCCATAATCGCAATTCCTGCAGTTGCCCTTGTAATCGACTACCACCCGTAGTGCCACCTAATGTTACTGTACCAGAAGTAGCAAATGTTGTAGTATCAGATGCAGAAACCGCTGCTACAATTTTTCCATATTTAGATTTTTTAGCAATTACTTCTAAATTTGATCCGTCTTTTCTTAATAATGCAGTTAACCAATCACCATCAAATAATTCAATTGGACTACTATCAACACCATTAATTTGTATTGTACCAACATTTCCAGATGTATAATCTAACGTTACCGTATTACTTCCTATTGTAAACAAATTCATTGTACTAGGAAGTAGTGGATTCGTTATAACATTATCCGTACGGAAACGTAGTTCTACAGATTCAATTGTCTGATTATAATCGATTGTAACTGTTCCTGCAGAATTATTTATTAAATCTAAAGAATAATCGAAATTAAGTTTTTCATATACAGGCGCACGTTCAAGCCTAGGTCCTCCATATTCATTAATACTAATCATAGATTGTGGAATTCCATAACAAGAAAGCAATGCTTGAACACTCCTTTTTGTTCCTTTAGATTTCAGTAATAAAGGTAAATTATTTACTATACGTCTCCATATAGTATACATAGATTTTTCTCCAGATACAGATGGATCTCCTATACTATTTGATCCGGTAATTGGAATACCTTGCTCATTAATACCTAAAGCATATTGCCATAAATCTTGACCTTGCGCGCCATTTGTTAATGTCCACCCGAATTGTTTTGCAACAGAATATAATAATTCATTTGGCATACCTAGTTTAGGATTTTCTTCACGCTTATTAATTGAAGACATATGATTAATATACGTGTAAAGTATATCATAGTGGTGTCCTAACATATTAACAAATGTAGTTAATTCAACACTATCATTTTGTAATTGTATATGTTCTGGTACTGTTCGTATTAATGAATTATTGTTCGATATATCATATATTGATGCCGATTCATATACTCCATTAAACCATGTTTCAAATTGACTTGACGATATTGAATATATCGCATATGGTACTGTAGAATTAGATTTAGGAATTGGTTGTATATAACTACCAGTAACAGTTGCTACATTAGCATCAATAACAGGAATATCATATGTTGTTAATTTTGATGACGATTCATAATAAAGATATTGTTCAAAATTATCAAATCCTCCAATTAATGAAGTTTTTAAATTAGTATAATCTTGTGAATTAGTCGTAGCATTACTTCCTGATATATCATTTAATGCTATACTTTGTGAATTATAATATTCAATTAATTGTAATTTATATTTAAAATTAACTAAACGTTCTGTTGCTGAACTATAAAATATAAAATTATTAAAATCAGAATAATTTATATTTAATTGCATTCCAGATAAACTACCAGAAAAAAATCTGTCGACTAATTGTTGTGAAGTCGACGTAGATGAGCCTAGTAAATCTGACCAATTTTTTAATCCAGTTTCTGTAGATGTATTATATGAATAATTTGCTTGCCAATTGGGACCACTTAAAACATTAACAGGTTGCTCTTGTATAATTGGTTCAATATTAATATTATCGATATAAGTAGGTTTTAGTTGTTTAACAACCCAACATTTAAAATCTTCTTGTATAGAATCTGGTAATGGTTCGTATAATTTAACATATAAAAAGTCATCGACTACAACACTATTGACAAACAATACACATTGATTTCTACTAAAATTCAATAAATAATCATGATATCTAACTGTATTACTTGTTTGTCGTACGTTTTGTATGTAATTGTTTACTTGTAATAATTGTGGAGCTTTACGGTTAATTAATTTTAAACGTAATTCCGTACGGTCTGGTGATATTTCATCAATTCGTAAATATTGCTCATTATAATCTCCAATTAAATTTTCAAAAAAGTTAACTGCAATTTTATATGTACCGCCATTTAATTTTAAATCATCAATTTGTTTATGTAAATCTAATACATATGGAGTATATGGAAATCGAATTTCTTTATTCGTTACCGATTCTCGAAATCTAGGAGTTTGTAATAACGAAATTGTATTATGATTTCCAGTAATCCATGTTTCTCCAGAATAAACATGAAATTCGACTGAATTATTTTTAGTATTAATAATGTCATTATTAAACGTTACAGTATTTTGCCCAACAAGATTAATATTATTTGTTTTAATCTGTGGTAAACGCTGAGCCGATAATGACTTTTTTGCGTTTAATATTTGATCTATATTTTTATATTGACTTAACATTATTCAATCTCGCGATTCCATTCATCTACATTTTTTGCTGCATCTGATATTACCCAATAACTTTGTCCTCCATTAATACTATGATTAGCATCAATTGGTTTTGATTGGGCTCCAATCTGAAATTCATCTCCAATTTCAAATTGAGAATTTAAAATAATAATATCTAACTCCGCATTTCTAACTGCATATTGACTTAAATTTTCTTGATCTGGAAATTTTCTAAATTCAGGATTAGGAGCATAATCCGGCCCGGACTTTATAATAGAAAATCCTGCAAATTGCTCTGGTAAATCTGAATCAACTCTATAATTAATTTTCGATCGAAATCTTAAATCAATTCCAGATTCTTTAATTTCTTTAGTTATAGTATAACTGCTAGGCGAAACTTGAGGTAATCCTTCTACAACTTCACTAAAATCAACTGGATCATATGAAGTAGCATTAAATAGAATTTCGCCTTCCCCATATCCATATGGTGGTTTATATCTAGCAAATACCGGGTCTATGTCTATATTAATATCAATATCCGGTAAATCTTGTATAATCGTACGGGCCGGAAATTTAAAATAATTAAATCTTGTGTTTAATAAATCTAATACAGCAGAATTATTAATATTAAATGAATTTGTTTCTATAACCAAATATGAATTTTCTTGTACAATAATATTTCCAGCTATATCGCGAGGCATAATATCTGTATTATTTGACGTAACAGTTAATCCGTCATTAATATATTTTGATATTTGCGATACGTATATTGGATCTTTTATATTGTTTGCCATTATCTAACTACTTTAAAATAAATTTGGTCGTCGATATATTCTTCTGTAAATCCATCTACCACTTTTAATTCTATGCGATAATATCTTTCTGGCATAAAACTATTCATGTCTACGTAAATGAAATTACTTGTGTTATCACAACTTACTTTATTATAAATATTATCAAACGGAATTATGTACTCATCTGTAGCAGCATCGCGTATTGCATAATATGTAGTAGCAGGTAAATGTTTAACTGTTTGTGTAGGAAATAAATTAGTAGGAGATTTTTGAGGAAATTTATCTCGGGCATATATTCTAATTTTGGTTATTTCGGTATCCTTATAAGTTGGCTTAGTTTTGCTATATGTTAAATATGACTCTAGCTCTACCGGTGACATCGATCCTGTTGTAAAAGTGCTGTTATCCCAATACATAGTTAATCTAGGCACATATATAGTATGTGTTTCACGACTAAAAAATCTAATGATTCCTGTCTTAGTTCCATCAGCTTCATCCGCTTCTGAAAATTTAAGCAAGAACCCATTATTTTCAACAATTTCTCCTCCACTACCTGATATCCAAGTTCTTATTGCACCAGTAACATCCATGTTAATATCGGTCGGCCGGTAACTAAATGATTCATCTTCATTTAAGCCAAGTTGATAAAAATACACTGAATCAAAAGAAGATGTATTAAAATATCCGCTACCCGATTGCCACAACCAACTACCGCCAGCTCCACTTCCTGATATATATAAACTAGGAGCTCCGGTATTAATTGTTTGACTACTCGATATCCAAGCAGAACCAGACAACGTATCAGATCCATTTGGAGTGTAAGACCAAGAATCAAATGGCGTAGCCCACGATATTCCATTAGTAGTAGCAACTCCTGCTGCTTCATATCCGGTTCCATTAGTCCACGGTTGTCCCATTAATTTAGCATCTAATGTATAATCAGCTGGTAAATTTTTTGCATGAGTCGTAAACAATTGTAATACGAATTTACAAGAATTAAGATCCGTAGAATATTTCGCAAGTGTCTTTGTAATTTCCGACATATCAAATTTTACAACAAATCTAGATTTAACCAACGTTTCTCCATCAGTATCAAGTTGTTTACTAACTTCTAGTATTTCATCTAAACCAGTATTATACAATCGTAGGCGGTTTGCCTCATACATCGTCGCATCACTGTCTGCATAAAATATTCTAAACATAATTAACTTCCCGATCCGGTACTAATCATTAAATAACTACCACTTCTCCATAATTGTCCTTGTGTAGCAGGATCTGCAACTGGCAAAGAAGCTGTATATATAAATGCTGTTCCTTGTGAAATAAATTTATCGTTTACTGACATATAATTAATAGATGCAGATACAGATGTTATAGTTGATCCACTCATATATGAAGATGAAATAGCATTGACTACATATGACGCAGTTTGTGCAGTATTTACATAAGATGCCGTTTGAGCTAGAGTTACATATGAAGCAGTATCAGCTGTTCCCGTTAAATTTGCAGTTAAACTTCCACTAACGCCTAATGATCCAGATAATACTACATCTTCGACAGCATTAGCAGTTAACACATCATATACATCAGATACATAACTTGCCGATATTAATCCGCCGGCTACAATATTTGTGCGATTATTTCGTATTACGCCCATTATATATTCCTTTTAGTATAAATATAATGTTCTTAAGAACTTACAACTCTACCTCGGATATCTTGTTCTGGAAATTTTACTTCAAATATACTAGGATCTAAAGAAGGGTAAATTACGCCATTTCTGGTAGATGCTTCTAAATCATATAAATTTCCTGAATATCCATTTTCTAATTTATATAAATTATTAATTCTAGTAGAAACAATTGTTTGAACCCCTTGTACATTACCTAATGTATTAACAATATCAGATTTTATAATTGGTTGATTAACTTGCCAACGATCAATATCAAAATACTCCTTTAAAGAATTAATGCATTTTAATAAAACTTCATTACTATTATAGTTAGGTATAACTGAAATTTCAAATTGTACTCCCAAGTTAATAATAAATGCGTCTTTTATATTAACCGCATCCGTTAATATTCGATAATGATTTAAATAATTTTTTAAATTTTCTTTAACTGCTTGATTTAATTCAACTAATTGTTTACTAGCATTAAATCCTAATACATATAAATTCATTGCCAATGGGTTAGGAATACGTTTTTCGACTTGATCTTGTTGAAGTATCTGATCGTCTGGAACAATATATGCTTTTGATACACTTCCAAATTTACCCGGCATAGAATATGCTCTAACAATATAATCTTCTCTTGTAACTAATCGATTTTGAGTGGCAAAATTTGCAAGAGCATTGTTCTTTATATCTTGTAATGAATCTTGATTTTTAGCTCCAGATGCCGGCTCAGGATTATTTGCCGATACAGATGATTTAACAAAGTTAACAACATTAACATTATTCGTACTATTAACATCGTCTTCAAATTGAATAAAATCTACTTGTGTTAATACATTTGCTGGAACATTATCGGTAATACCATTTCCTATAGTATATTTAACAGTTAATGTAGTATTGGCAGGTACTTGTCCATATGTTCGAGTATATAAAAAATTAGATGGATCAATATCAACATCAATTGATTTACGAAATCCAGACAACCCATTTCCAACATTGTCTGGATTTGGTATTATTTCTTCATCATTATTATCCGAAATACCACTTCCAAATTGTAATTCTAATAAATTATCACTACGTAATCTTGTTATAAATCTTTTAGCTGATTTACGAAGTTTTAATAAACTAGGAGCAGAGCTTCGAAATGGAGATAACTCTGGATCATTTTCTGCTAAATTAGGAACGGATTCAAATACTGTGTCTTGTGCTAAATATGGAACCATATACCAATTATCTCCGTCTGACTCTTCAACAGAAATAATATCAATAATATTTCTATCTGGTAATACAACTTTATCATAAGCAATTGGTGTACCAAATGTAAATGTAGTAGTTTTTACCGCACCCGACACCGATCTTACTTTTTTCTTTAATAAATAATATATTGGTTGTTTAGTGGCATCATCCGTTTCATATATAGTTACATCGGTTGGACTACTACTTGATGAATACGCAAAATCTATAGAATCTAATGTTCTAAAAACAGCCGGTCCATTTTCTTGTTTTATTTGAAATCCAGGTTTTATTGTTAATGCATAATTAAAATCAGGAGATACAGTATCACCACTTCCAATCGATGGTACCAATTGATATACATCCATATTAACATATGCTGGAATAGAATTTTTAGGAGTATATCCTAACTCGGTAGCAATATCAAATATATTATTTCGTTCAGATGCTTGTTCTAATAATGATTCTTTAAGATTATTATCAGCATAATAAGATAAAACGTCTCCCACATAAGAAGCCATTTCCATAAATAGCATACCCGGCGATGATTCATTAAAGTCAGAATATGAATTTGGAAAATATTGTTTCGTAAAGTCTATAAGATTTTTTCTAAATTGTCCAAAATCTTTATTAATATATGTTATTTCTTTTTTTACTTCCATGAGTTTATTCTATAGTTAATTGAGACGAATCTTCATTAGCAAAAATAACTATACTGTCGGTATCAAATTCATTAACACTGTATTTTAAAGTTATTTTTATAATGTGTATTAAAGTAGGATCGTCTTGTACGTCTAATATTTCTAAATTTTCTATACGTATATATGGCAACCAAAAAGAAATAGCAGAAGTAATTTCTGTATTAATTAATTCTTTAGTTTCTGGAGTACTCGGTTGAAATACAACTGATAATAAATTTGTTCCAAAATTCGGATGATTGTAACGTTCTCCTAATCTTGTTAGTAACAAATTTCTAATATTTGCTTTAGCTTGATTATTTGAAGTATATAATGTTTTAAAAATTCCTGGATTACCAAAAGACATATCTATACCTAATCCAATATCTGAATTAGTAGTATTATCGTCAATGGTTTGAATCCGATATGCCATTACTTACCTTTCTTTTTGTCTATAGCTTTCATTAGCCCTCGATAATCACGATTCATAACATCTAAAATTAGCGGATCTACTTTCATGTTTTTACCAGTTTCAGGATCTTCCATTATTTGTGGTGCTGCATTATTTCGCATCATTCCAAATCCTTGGGCATCATTCGCAGTAAATGACATATCTTCTTTCATTAAATCTGCGTATGCAGGAACGCCCATTTCCCGTAAACCATCTGTCTCATTTAATACGTCGGCAAATTTATTGCGTGTATACATGGTAGATTTACGTTTTTTTGGTTTAGACACGCCCCCATTATTAACTGGTTGCGTTGTTTCTGTTTGTAATTCTGTAACTGTGGATTGTAATCCTTCGCGAAGAATATCTGCTAATTCTTCTTTAATAACTTCACGTACGGCTGTTTTAAGTGCTTGTACAAGTGCTTTAGATTCCATATGTATTCTTTTTTAATATAAATATAAGTATTAATAATTTAGCCCGGTTCCCCAATCAGTATCTGTGAGTTTTGGTCCATATAATGTCTTTGTCGTCTGATCTATATAATAGTCGCCAACATTTCCTAGATCAATATTAGGAGTGCCACTATTATTAATGTCTTTGTTAATTATAGATTTACTTGGAGCTTCAATTATATTTTCTAGTAAATTTTTTTGACGTTCTAATAAATCATTAACAATTTGTTCCCTATTTTCTGAATCCAAGTCAGATACATTAATAGACCGATAAAATTCAGAATTTATACTGTCTTGATATTGTGACGTATTAATTTTTGATATATCTAAGTTTCTATCCAGTAAATCTTGAGTTGAATTATTTTCTAATTCTGTTTTCACGTCATTTATTATAGACTCTTGCGTTTTACTATTAACTTCAAAGAGCTCATTTTGGCAAACTGAACTTAATGAATTAATAGCTGGGCCTAACTTCGATGATACTAAATCCAATTGGCTTGTTATTTTATTTACAATAACTCCAACTAATATTAATGCTCCACCAATCGAAGCAATAGTTTCATTTTGTATAGTAATCGTTTGTCCAACAGCTGGGGGAGCTGGTACGAATAATAACAATTGTATAGATAAAACAATGCCGGCAATTGATACTACTACTTTTGCAATCGTAAGTATAGATGAAAATGTATTAATTACCGATAATATATTATCTATAGTTTCTTTAATTTTAGCTAACAATGATTTTGCTTGTTTTACGCGAGGGTCATCACATTTAATATTTTTAGAAAATGATGTTATTGTTTGTAGTAATTCATTAACCTTTTGCATTAAAAAATTAATTAACTTATCCAACGCTGCTTGAACAGCAACGATCGCTATCGGAACAAGTTTTGGTAACTGGTCGTATGGAGGAGCCAATGCCATTTTATGTTTTCCTTATTTTGTATTTTGTACTATTTAATGATTGTATTTTTTGTATTGCCTGTATACCTTCTAACGTAGCATTAGGAATACCCATAACACCCGAAACAGTTGTGCCTGCTAAAACTGCATTTGCTAAATGCATTAAAATTTCTTCTAATACAGTACCATGTGGTATAGGCTGATCTGCATCGTCTCCACCGATTAATACATCGCCTGGAGTATTCAATATAACTGCCTCGTTGGCATCAATAACAGCGGCTTCTGTCTTTGCTCGTAATATTACTCGATCTGCTACTCCTACAAACTGTGAACCTTGGGATATTCCATATGTAGTCAATGGCTGCGAAAGTTTTAAAGTATTTAATGTTTGTGTACTTGTCAAATATAATGAAGAATTATCCTTACTAACGTCTTCGGTAACAAATTGTTTATCTGTTTTATACGGTCTTCCATTCGAAATAATCAGTATAGGATCTCCATTTTTATTACCAGACCATGTTCCTGTTACTGAATAATCATTTTGGTAATCTATTGTACTTCCGAATCGTATACTATTTCCATATCTACCTTCAATTGTTAAATCACCTCTATATGGTTGTAATGGCGATACATCTCTTGGTGTATATTTACTATCTTGTATAATATCGTCGACGAGTGTGGGTAATATATTAGTATTAACGTTAGACGGTATAGCAATTGGATACATATAATACCATTGCGGATATGATTCTGTTGGAGTACTTTCGTGATTAATTGTTTGAAAAACTAAAACCGATTCTCCAGTAATTGGAATTTGTTTTATATTTGAATTAAATGGTTTTACATTTTGTATATATTGCGGCCTGCCGGCTACTGTATAAGCAACGTCTATCGCAAATAACATATCAGCTGATGATATTTCAGTTTCTTCTCCATTATTACGTTTACCAGGCGGATATATAACTCCAGTTTTATTTCGTTTATATGTGTCACCTGGACTACGTTTATCGGTAACTTCAGCTACATATGTAACAATATCAAATAATCCATCATGATTCATGATTATCCTTTAACTTTGTTTTAACGTGTTCGATTTTTTGTTTAATCTCTTGATCT